ATTATGTGGTCAACCTTAAAATTATGATAAAAAATATATTAGAGTTACTAAAGATCGTAGACGGAGAAACCGAAAGCATTAGAATTGCACAAGGTAAATATAAAATACCTGAAACCTTAAAAGAGGGATTTAAACAAATTAAAAGAGAAATAAAATGGGTCAAAAATTACAAATAGAATTAGAAGTTGACAATAAAGGTGCAATTAAAAGTATAAAATCTTTAAATGATAATTTAGTAAATCTAAATGAAACAACAGAAGATACTAAAAAAAATACTTCTGCTTTAAAAAAAGGCTTAATTGCAGTAGGTAGTGCAGGTAAAAAAGTAGGTAAAGGAGGATTAAAAGCAGTTGCATTTGGTTTAAAAGGAATTGGTAAGGCATATAAAGCTGCAGGTATTGGTTTAATTGTTTCTGCATTTGGTTTATTGTTTGCTGCTTTTAAAGAAAATCAAGCAGTTGTAGATAAGTTTAATGTAGTAATGCAAACTATAGCAAGTGTTGGAAAACAAGTTGGTGATGTTATAGCAGGAGTTTATAAAAATGTTTCACAATCTACAGAAAACTTTGATGCTTTAGGTAAGGTTTTAAAAGGTTTAGTTACTATTGCACTAACACCATTAAAATTAGGATTTCAAGCTATTAAAGGAGCTATATTAGGCGCACAACTTGCTTGGGAACAATCTTGGCTTGGTGGAAATGATGACGCAAGAATTGCTGAATTAAAATCACAATTAGATGAAGTAGGTCAAGAATTTATAAACATAAAAGATGACGTTGTTGACGCATCGAGTTCTATTGCAAATAATTTTACAGAAGCAGTAAGTGAAGCAACAAGTATAGCTGGAGATGTTATTGAAGGAGTTAAAGAAATTAGTATTAAAGCAGCTTATGAAAATGCAGAAGCAAATATACAATTAAAAAAATCAGCAGATATAGCAAGAGCAGCAAATCAAGGATTGATAGAGGATTACGATAGACAAGCAGAACAACAAAGACAAATTAGAGATAATGATTTAATAAATATTGAAGATAGAATAAAAGCAAACGAATTATTAAAACAAAAACTTGAGGAGCAAGAAAAATTAATGCTTGAAAATGTAAAAGCTATACAAGATGCAGCACAAGCACAATTTGATTTGACAGGTAAAGATGAAGATTACATTGCTTTATTAGAAGCTAAAAACGAAGTTAAGGCAGTTGAAGCACAAATTGAAGGCTTTATGTCTGAACAAGAGTCTAATCGTGTAGCGTTACAAAAAGAAAAAATTGAATTAGCACAATCAGAAACAGATGCAACAGCAGAAAGACAAATAGCTGAAAGAAATTTTAATGCAGAAATGATGGAAAATGATGTGTTAAGATTACAAGCACAACAATCTAATGCAATAAAAGAAAAAGAATTAGAAGAAAAAAGATTAAAAGAAAAAAGAGATTCATATAAAGAAGGAACACAAGCATTTCAAGATGCACAAAATGAGCTGGATGCTTATTCAGAAGAAAGTGCAAGAAATCAAGTTAAAATACAAAAAGATTTAGATAAGGCTAAAGAAGCACAAATGACTGAAACTTTAGGAAATCTTGCAACTATTGTTGGTAAAAACTCAAAGTTTGGTAAAGCTATAGCAATCGTACAAGCTATTAGAGATACTTATGCAGGTGCAACTAAAGCATTAGCTCAAGGAGGTATATTTGGATTTATAGGTGCAGCAGCAGTTACGGCAGCAGGTATTGCAAACATAAAAACAATAACATCAACACCAGATCCAACGCCACCAGCAGGAGGTTCAGTAGGAGGAGGTTCTCCTGTTCCCCCAACACCATCTGCACCACCAGCTTTTAATGTAGTAGGTCAAGGAGAAACAAGTCAGTTAGCAGATGCTATAGGAAGTCAGGCAAGTGAACCAGTAAGAGCATACGTTGTAAGCAACGATGTAACAACTGCACAAGGGCTTGAAAGAAATATTGTAGAAGGAGCTACTATATAAATGCAAAATTTTTAATTAATAACGTTATATAAAATATGAAGATAGTCGAATTGATACTTGACGAAAATCAAGAACAATCTGGAATCGAAGCAATATCCATAGTTGAAAATCCTGCCATAGAAGAAGATTTTGTTGCTTTAAAAAGCAATGAAATTAAACTTGCAGAAATAGATAAAGAAAAAAAGATATTAATGGGAGCTTTATTAATACCAAACAAGCCTATATATCGAAATAATGGAGAAGATGAATATTACATATACTTCTCTAAAGATACGGTCTTAAAAGCCTCCCAAATGTATTTGACAAAGGGTAACCAAAACAATTCAACATTAGAACACCAACATTCATTAAGTGGTTTAAGTTTAGTAGAATCTTGGCTTGTTGAAGATGAAGTACACGACAAATCAAGAAAGTATGGAATGAATGTGCCAGTAGGTACTTGGATGGGAGCTGTCAAAGTCAACAATGATGAAGTCTGGAATGATTATGTAAAAACAGGTAAAGTCAAAGGATTCTCTATAGAGGGTTACTTTGCAGATAAAATGGAACGACCTAAAGATTCTGTAGGATTATCAGAAGATAAAGAAGCAGACAATTTATTAGATAAAATAAAAGACATATTAACTAATGCCTAAAAAAACTTTCTTCCCAAGTCATTCGAGTCCTAAAAGTTCAAGACGTGCTTGTTTATGTAAAGACAAAAATACTTATTCAAGAAAATGTTGTGATGGCTCTTTATGGGCACAAGGCATAGGAGTTATATCAAGAACAATTTGAAAATGCAAAAAAATTAATTAACCACGTTATATATATAATTATGAAATCAACTGAAATGTTAAACCAAATCAAGACGCTTCTAAATATTGAAGTGAAACTTGAAGAACAAAAACTTGAAAACGGTACTCGTGTTGAAGCAGAATCGTTTGAAAAAGGTAAAGAGATATTCATTCTTACAGATGACGAAAAAGTTGCTATGCCAGTAGGGGAATACCTACTTGAAGATGGTAGACTAATCGTAGTTGCAGAAGAAGGAATTATCGATGACGTTAGAGAAGTATCTGACGAAGTACCACAAAAGGAAGAAGAATCTAAAGATGAAACTGAAGATTTAGAAAAAGAAGAAGAACTTGTAGATGATGGAGAAGAAGCTGCAGTAGATGACTGGGCAGGAATGGAAAAAAGAATTAAAAATCTTGAAGATGCTATTGCTGACCTTAAATCTAAAGTAGGAGAAAAAAATATGGAAGAAGAAGTTGAAATGGAAGAAGAAGTTTCAAGACAACCTAAATCCAGAACTATTAAAGAAGAATTTAACGAAGAAGTTAACGAGCAAGTAAAGGAAGAATTATCACAACCTGCTGCTGCTCCAATTAAGCATAGTCCTGAAAATGGAAATGCAAAAAAGGAAAATTTTAGAATCGCTCCAAATAGAAAGCCTTCTACAATGGACTATATATTAAATCAATTAAATAAATAAAATTAAATAATTATGCCACAACCAACTATTACTACTACTTATGCTGGAGAATTTGCAGGTAAGTACATCGCTGCTGCTCTTTTGAGTGGTAACACATTAAGTCAGGGTGCTATTGAAATTAAGCCAAACATTAAGTATAAAGAAGTAATCAAAAAGGTTGCTACTTCTGGTTTAATTGTTAATGAATCTTGCGACTTTACAAATGCTGGAACTGTATCACTTACAGAAAGAATTATTCAGCCAGAACAATTTCAAGTAAACCTTGAATTATGTAAAACACCTTTTGAATCAGACTGGGGAGCTGTATCAATGGGCTATTCTGCTTTTGATAACTTGCCACCTGATTTTGCAAGTTTCTTAATTGCACACGTTGCAAAAGAAGTTGCACAAAAAACAGAACAAAACGTTTGGAATGGTGCTACAGCTAACGTAGGTGAATTTGATGGATTTGTTCCATTAATGACTGCTGATGCTGACGTTATTGACGTTGCTGCAGTTGGAGGTGGAGTTAATGCTGCAAACGTAATCGCAGAATTAGGAAAAATTGTAGATGCAGTACCAAGTACTTTATATGGTAAAGACGATCTTTACATTTACGTTTCACAAAATATTGCTAAAGCATATGTTAGAGCTTTAGGAGGATATGCTGCTATTACTGATGCTAATGGGGGTGGTGTTGCAAATGGTATTGACAATAGAGGTACATTATGGTTTGGAAATGGTGAAAACCTTTCTATCGATGGTGTAAAAATCTTTGTTGCTAATGGTTTACCAAATAATACTGCAGTTGCAGCTGAAAAATCTAACCTTTACTTTGGAACAGGTTTAATGTCTGACCATAACTTAGTTAAGCTAATTGATATGGCTGACATTGACGGAAGTAAAAACGTAAGAGTAATTATGAGATTTACTGCTGGAGTTCAGTACGGAATCGGAAGTGATATTGTACTTTATTCTTAATAAATTAAATTAACCAAAAATTAGGGTAGGTGGGGATAACCTACTTACCCTTTTTTTATAAAATAAAATAT